ATAGAAACCAGCAAATGCAGGAGTTGATAGTGCTGAAGCAGCAGCTATTGTTAGTACTTTTTTAAGCATTATTAAAAAGAATAAAGCTCAATAATAATCGTTTTTAAATTAAATTCAATAATTAAGAGTCAGTTTGTACAGTTGTTACCTTTGCCTCAGTTTCTAACATTTGTAATTCTTTAATTCGCTCTTCACAGCCGTATGCCTTCATTTTTAAGGCATCACGACCTAAAACAAGCTCTTTAATTTTTTCTTGAATTTTGTTGTATTCATCAACTGCAACTTGCATCTCAAGTTTTAGTTGGTCGATTCTTTTCTGATTGCTCATAATAATTATTCTGAAGCTGGTTTATCTGCTATTAGTTTAGCTTTCCACGCGGCTTTTACATCAGTAGTCCAAACTGCTGTGCAAATTGCTGAAACTTCTGCTGGCTGTGCTGATAAATCAGTATCTATTAAATTATCAGAAGCATCTAAAGTACCAGCATTAAGTACATATCTTTCAAAAGACCTTGCCATTTCTGTGCCATCTTTTTTAATAACTGTTGCTTTACGGACTTGAACATGTTTGTAAAGTCCAACGACTTCTATCTTGTCGTATTCGATTGAATCTGTAAGTGCCATTAGGATTAATCTCCGATTAAAACAGGTTTAGGCTTAGTTTTAAGACGTAGCTTCGGTCTATTAGATGAAGTAACTAAACTGAAAGTGAAAATTGCAATCTGTACTTACAGTAAGAGTTGGACTTACTCGTATACCTCCATTGCTTTTACTTACAAAAACTGTAAAACTTGAAGTGTTAGCATTACCATGTGAAGCTAGTACACCATCAGGAAATTGAATGCCACCACCAACTCCAATTACCGCACTACTTCTTGCATTAGTTGCATTTTGAATAGTAAATGGAAGTCCACTTACACTTATGGCATGATTTATGTTTGCATTATTATATGTGTTTAAGCTTGATGGGGTGGTCATCTTCGCAATGCCTACTACAGTAACCAGCCTACCAATTTTTGTGTAGGTACAAGTATTTGTATTAGTTGTAGGAGTAAATTCACCAGAGGTAGGTGCTAAAGTTGCAGTCCAAGTTCCTTCTTCATAGTCGTCTAATCTGTGACTAGCAGAACCAGTGCTTCCAAACTGAAAATAAATTTCACCACCTGTGACACCTATTTCTCCTATACCAGACCCATCTTTTCTAAAACCTAACACCTGTCCGTCAGTGCCGTCCCTGTTTAATAACATACAGGTGTTATCTGTGACAGTATTTTGAACTTGTCCTTTAACGTCACCTCTTATTGAAAACCCGTCAGGGTGTAAAAATTCTGCTGGTCTAGTTTGAGTTGTGCCAACCATAAATGTCCCATTTTCATCAAACCTAGACACTTCACTTCCTTGACAAGCAAAGGCTATTTCTCCACTTACTCCTCCGCTACTCCCTTGAGAATTTAATGTATAAGTCAAACCATTATCAGAAGATGTTATTGTAAACTGTCTGTGACCTGTCTCTGAACTGTCATTTAGATGTAATAAAGTGCTATTTTGAGAACCTTTTAATGATAATAAAGCATCTGGACTTGATGTACCTATACCAACCCGATCATTTCCTGCGTCTACATAAAATAAATTTTGGTTAGTATCACCTTCAATCCTAAAATCTACATCAGCACCTGATTCGTTAAATATTGTTGTAGCTCCAAGTTCTAGCCTTTCAACACCGCCAGTTGCTACGTTAAAAGTATCAGCAGCAGAACTAAATAGGCCTGTATTTAAATCATCTCTAAAAGCTAATGCAGGGGCACTTGCAGATCCATCTTCCAGTGTAAACGTACCATCAAGTTGAAACAGTTCTATAAATGCGTTATCTGCTGCATTTCTTATCTTCATCGTTCCAGCAGAAGTATCCGCAAACAACATAAAGGGAAAAGTAGCACTAGGTGCCGAAGATCCAGAATTATTAGTAACTATCGCCTGTAATGCACTATTAATATCTGCCCTGACATTAGCTCCTGTGGAGTTATCTATAACATAATCGTGTTGTGCCATTTCCTAATCCAAAATTTTCTCTAAGTATATCCTAAACCAACACTAACTACCACGTCCGAAACCTACAGCAGTATAACTAAATGTTTTATTTACAGGATTACTACTTGCATCAATAAATTTAACAGTAAAGCCACTTCCAGATATATTTGTTATCTCAAATCTTTCATTAGCAGCTAAATCATTTGCAGTGATTCCTATGCTTGGTTTCTGAGTATCAACTCCAACACTTGTTTCTGCTGCGCCTGTAAAAAATGCTTGATCAAAAGTAACAGCTAATCCAGAAGAACTTGTACCACTACTTAAATTACTTTTCTGCTCTGTTCTTCTGTCTAATTCTGCTTTATAACCAAGTTGATCTATCTCTATACTTTGTGCTGGATCTTCTGATTCTAATAAACACCTAAATTTAAATCCTCTGCCAACATACGTTCCATTAGCAAAAATATTAAATGTTTTACCTGTAAAATCACTATCCTGATAACTAGAACCATTAGAGGGTGCGTCATTAGTAGTAGCTACAAGTAATTTTGCGTTAACATTAAATGCTGTGGCTGCATCGAAATCTGTCCAACTATCTATATTTGCTGTTCTTTTATCAATTAAGTCATTAGGATAAAAACCCTGAGTTACAAAATGCCTTGTCAGACGTAAAGGATTAACAGCACCAAGATCAAGGATCTTAGCAAAATCATAACTACCACCTGTTAAGAAATCTACATCACCAATAAAGTCAAAATCAGCTATAGCATCAAAATCTGTTGCATCATCTAAAGTCTCAGTTGATCCTAAAACAAGACCATTTACTTCATCAGAGAAAAAGCAGTCAGATTTAGTTCCAGCAAAAGGAGGTGAATCTGTATCTTCTCTATCGTTAAAAACAAGTAGTTTTGGTAATGGATCTGGATTAACAACGACAACAGATGCTTCTCCAGAACTAAGCCTGCCACCATCATCTCTGAATTTAAGAATATATTCTCCATCAATAGCAGGCAGCATTGTTTCACTTACTGATCCAGGTAAGGCAGGGATTAAGTCAACAGAATTAGTAAAAGTACCACTACCATTGGTTAAATTACTATGTCTTACAACTACGTTTCCACCATGTAAAACATCAATATCTGTAGATTTATCAAAACGTAACCTCATTAACTGATCTGATATTGTTTCCACTCTCAGATTTTGTACATCACCAGGTAATGCAGTTTTACCAACAGATGTAAATTCTATCTCGTTAGCTCTTTCACTTAATTTATTTATTGTATTTATAGAAAATACTCTGATAACAAACTTACCATTAGTAATATTATCAATGTCAAAATCAGTAGCTTTTACCTGTTGATTAATAAAGTTTCCATTTTCAAATTTATATTGTAGATAATATCCAATAGCACCTTTAACAGCAGCAAAGGATATTGATAATCTTGCAACTGCTTTATTATTAATAACAATAAGCGACTCAGAAGCAGTTAAGTTCTGTGGTGCAGGTAATTTTTTTGTAATTAAAGTAAAGTTTTTTGTAGGCAAAGCTGTGCCATCTTCTACAAAATCATATTTACCACTATTATGTGATGCTGCTGTGATACTGAATGTAAGATTTTCCTGTTCCTGTACGTTTACAACTCTCCAAGTAGTAGGTTCAAGTGTTGTATTTTCTATAACCCAAACACTATTTGCCTGTGGAACGGAAGAAAATGCAGAAGATACAGTGACAGTAGCACCTGAGATGCCACTAATCTCTTTTGTCTCAAGCGTTCCATCAGACAAGATCACTGATAGTTTTGCAGTATTTGAAGTAACAAGATCAGTGGATGCTGTATCGTCAACTTCTATCTGAGTAGTACTGATACCTGTTTTTATTCTTCCTCCTCTTCTCACTCCCTGTTTCACCTCGTCTGCTATTGATATTATCTGTCCAGGACGTACCAACACACCTGCTTCAGCAGTAATACTAAAATTAACTATTTCAGAAGAATTATTTTGATTAAATAACAACCATTTTGCCATTCTTGAAGCCTGGCCTCTTGATGTTGTCGCAAAGCTTTTTATGGTCTGTGTCTTTATTCCATATCTTGACTGTGCTGTTGTGTCATCTACTGTTTCATAGTCAATAGCTTGTGTTGTCATATCAAAAAAGCCTACATTTATCTTTGTAAACTTAGACTTCTGACTCTGATTGCTATATGAAAAACCACCTTCAGTTACGTTAGAGATATTAAAGGTATAAACAGGATCAGATGGTCTATCCTGTGAGATCGTAATACTGCCCGCTTCATAAAAAGCCTGTACACGCATTACAGAACAAAGATCCTGTATAAGTTCAAATGCTTCCTTCTGATTGTTGATATTTACATTGCAACTAAATCTAGCTTCGGTTGTACCTGTTCCAGATCCATCATCTATCTGTGTTGAGTTGTATTCAGAAGCAGAATAGAAAGCAAACTTATCTATTGCTGTCTCTGGAATTGATGCACCATAACGTGTATTAGTTAAGACATCATATAAAACCCATGCTGGATCGTTTGTAAACTCCTTATCTGTTTTTAACGTGCCATTAAAACTACCACTAAAAGATAAACTACCATCAGACCTTACAGTTGCATTATGTGGGATTTTTACTTTTATTCCTCTTATTCTGTAAGTTCTTGTAGGTATTGATCTAAATGACTCAGCATTAAAACGTAAGCCAACGTGCGCAATATCTACGTAAGCTCTCTGTTCTGCTGTTATTTCTGTAAAAGATGACCAACTAAACTTATTCTGTAGATTAGTATCAGTAGAATCATTCGTAACCCTGGTAACAGTGGCAGTTATTGGATAGCTAAGATTTGATAAACCTTTAATAATATAATCTCTAAAATACTGCGTATTTGTCTTACCAATAACAGCACCTTTAGTTCCTTTAATAACTCTATGTTCTGTACCATTATTCTCTGTAATTTTTATAGATAAATTGACCTGTGTACCATTTGTAGATCCATCATCTGTATTAAATTTCTGAAGAGAAGGAAATACAATAGTGATTCTTAATTTATCTATCTGATTTGAAATTGACCTTGATACTGGTGTTGCTTTTGTTACTTCAACACCAACAGCAGTTTCAGATTCTATTTCATTAATAGTATCTAAGGCAGTCTGACTAGACGTTCCAAATCTAGGTTCAAAACTTATATCTTCTCTTGTAAAGTTAAAATCACCCTCCGTCAGATTATTAATATCTGCTGATTTTTTTAAAACTTGAGTTCCATTTAGGAAAACATCTTTTAATGCTGCAATATTATATTTATCAGTTCCTTGAGTAAGACCTGCTTCTAATGGTGAATGAAAACCAGCTATTTCTCCTTCTGATAAAACATCTATAAGATCATTTGATTGCTTACTGGATAATATTGAATCTGTTGTAGTTTGTATGCCATCAACATCACCTGCTGTGATGTTTACACTGTTTTGCTTTGTAAAAGTAGCATTACCTGATGTGGAAACAGAAGTGCTACTTGCAACTTTAAATTCTGTTGAAGAAGTGACAGAAGTGACAGTTACATTTTCCGTTGTGCCAGAACCAGAGGTAACATTTAGGTCAACAACATCACCTACAGTTAATGTTTCTGCACCACTGTGAGTGACAGTGATTGTATTTGCTGATTGAGAATATGTTCCAGCTAAAGGAACATCTTCTTTATAGAAACTAACTACTTCGGCTGAAACTGTAGCAGAAGTTGTTCGAGTGACAGTAAAAACAGTTGATGAAGTAACTGAAGCTACTGCTAACTCTTCTCTTGCTTCAGCACCTCCTACATTAAAAATAATATTCAAAATATCACCTACATTTATTGTTTCACTACCATCATGTGTGATTGTTGCTGTTGTTCCTGACTGACTGTAACTGCCAGTTTCTACTGTAATACCTTCTATTTCAACTAATTTTCCAGCAGCATCAAATACAACATCATTACCTAATGAACTATTACCAAATTCTTTTAAGTAATTATCAAGATCTTGGTCGCTTAATTCACCAAAATAATGAGATGAAAATGGATCAAAGCTCATAAAATTAGGATCAAACGGATCAAAATTAGACATTAAACAGAAACCTCAATCTGGTCTGTATCAATTCCGTTTGATACATTTATACTTCCAACAAAGATGTCTCCATATACAAGAGGCAGTGCAACACCAGCACGACTAACGTTTGTGACCCCACTAAAGGCAAAGTTGACAGTGGCATCTTCTGGTTCTAAAGATGACATAGGTTTTGGTTTTGGTGTCAGATAATTTGTTATATCTTGAAGTATCAAACCTGTTCCCAAGGTTGCTAAGGTTGAAGCGACTGCTGCAAAAGCTTTTATTTTGGATGCACCTATTAACAAACCACCTAAAATAGCGAAGAAAAAAGCACCTTCTACTACAGGTATAATTTTAATTTCATTTTTTATTGGATTATATAAATCATCTTCTGTAGCATCATATCCACCCATGTCAATTCGATAATACTTATCAACCATATAACTTTCTAATTTTGGATGGTTGCATATTAAAAACTTCATAACCTCTACAGGATTTTTAACTTCTGCCTTCTGTTCTTTCCATCCTACAAAATCTGCCAGATCTCCATATAGTTTTACTGTCTTAAGCATGGATCTCTCTGTAATGTTTCTATTTTATCTGTTGGCTTAAATTTAAACCATCTTTTTGTCTTTAGTCCAATAATATACCAAGTTCTATTAGATCGTTTACAACTTATAACATCTACCTCACTAGGATGCTCCGTTCCAATCGGATGAGAATGTATAACAGCATAAATTCTGCCATATTTATCTTCCGTATCAGCCCAATCCAAAGGGTCTAACAAGAACTGTAAATCATTATGTGAAGCTAAATTTTTACAGGGAATATACTTATCTTTATTCAAATAATTAACAAGTAGTCCACACGATTCTCTAGGTGCTTCCTGTTCTGCATGAACAAGAGCATCTTCCTGCCATGTCATTGATTGATAAAAGTACCAACACCAGGAAAAAGATCTCTTGTAACTACTCTCTTAGGAAGTTGTAAATTAATTAAATCAAGTTCAGATGCCAATTCAAATTGAACTACTTCTCTGTTCTCAACAACTTTTCTATCAATGAAATATATCTCCTGTGGTAATTCCTGTGTTGTATCAGGTGTACCGAATGGATTTGTACCGCCAGTAAAGTTTGCAGCATCTAAATACCTTGCAAGAGTTCTAATCCTTGTAAATTTTGCACCATTAAGATCATTATTGGCAGTGACAGCATTGACAGTTGCAAACAAAGCAGTGATAGTTCCTAGAATATTACTGATTGTAAAGATAGGACGAGGAATAGATTTAGACGCTCCATCAAATTCAAAACCTTCTGCCTGACATGGAAACTTTTGATATGTATTACCTTGCCAAATAATATCGGTATTATCTAATTTATTTGTACCTGCATGAAACCTCTGCACATCTGTAGATCCATGCAATGTACTATCTAGTGTCAAGGTAAAAAGCTCAATAATAGAACTTGGATTAATCTTTTGTAGTTCTGATACTGGTATTGGCATTAGGGTTCAAATACTTCTCTGAAAGTTACCTGTACTCTGGCACGATTTAGATATGGTATTGATTTGTTCCATGATTCGCATACAAATTGAGAAGAACTAGATTCTCCTGGTGGTGTAAAGGTAAAGCTGGCACTATCAACTGCTCTGGCATCTAAGAAAGTTTCAATCGTATCTGCATCTGTTTCTGATACTTCAAAAGTTAAATTAAATATTTTAGGGTTTTGATTTAAGCCAAAAAGTAATCTATGTTCATAGCCATCACCAAGTTTTACTGTTTTAGTGTTTGGTTTTGATCTTTTCTGAACTCCGTAGGTTGGAGTAATCGAGGGAAAGGTAGCCATTATGCAAGTAAACCTCCAGGACGTTTTTGTTTGATTAATTCAGATTGTATAGCAGTAGCTATAGCAGAGCCAAACTGATTAGCTTGTTCTTCATCACCTTCAACAGACGAACCAGAAGCATCTACGTTTACAACAATACTTGTAGAACCACCAAGAGCATGATTGGGTGTAATCATACCTGATACTCCAGGTGTAAAGAGTTCTGGCCCACGTTCTCCCACAACAGTTGGCCTTCCACCAGGAATACGACCACCATCTGCTGCAAAGCCAATAGCAGAAGATTTCCCTACAAATTGACCAGCAGTACCAAAAGGCGTTAGAGCCTGTAGAGAAGGTTGACCTGCTCCTAATATCTTCATTCCAACATTACCTGTACTACCTAATCCACCTACAAAGTTTAATCCAATACCTAATATTTTCATTTGTATTTGTTTTGCAATCATCTGTGCAGCCATATTTAAAAACGCATCTGCTGTTCTTTGGAATAGATTTCTTAAAGCGTCTTGTGCTGTCATAGTTCCTTTTACTATACCTTTAAATGATTCTCCAAAAGCATCTCCAATAGTTTGTGCAGAAGTAGTAACTATAAATGCTGTGCTTGTTAATTTCTTAAGTTCTGCTGAGACTGAATCTATAGCAGATGGAATACTAAAACTCATACCTTGAACTTGAGTATCTAGTTCCGTTAGCAAGTCTTGTAGCTTAGGTAAATCAGTTAATAATTCTGCAAATTTTTCTCTAATTTCATTTTGACGATCTTCTGCCTTTTCTGCTGAACTTTTAAAGAAATCTGGAAAATCTTTTTTAAGGTCTGTAGCTCCAAATGATTTAATTAATATTGCTAACCTTAATTGTTGTTTAAATACATCTACAATTTTTTCTGCATTTGTTATTTGACCTGCTTCTGATAATTCTCTTTTAAAATTTTCTTCTAGAATTAAACGAGATACTCTCAACTGCATATCCTTAAAACTTGTTATTTTTGCTTCTTGCAACAGTTGAATTTGTTGCTTAATACTTAATCCATTTTGCGTATCTAATATTGCTGTTGTGATAGTTTGTGTATCACGTAAAGCTGCTAAATTTTTAAAAGTATTAGGATTATCTCCGAAAATAAAAGCTGCCGATTCTCCTGCTTTACCAAATCTTGAAAACTCTGTAGTCACAGCAAGAATTTCATCTTTTGTCATTCTTAATGTTGATTTTAAATTATTAAATGATTCTCTTGTAAAACCACTAGAATTTCCAGCCTTTTCAAATGATCTACTGATTTTCAATAAAGATTTATCTAACTCATCTTGCTGTTGTATAAAAGATCCGATAGCTGTGCCAAGAATAGATAGAGCAAAACCAAACTGACCACCAATAAGACCACCAGCAGCACCACCAATTCCACCACCAACTGCTGCTGCACCTGTTTGTCCAAACAATAGTGGAAACGCTCCACCAATAGCTGCACTAGATATGGCAGAACCTGGACCTTGCATGAATTTTCTCTTTGCATCTGCTTTTGCAGTTTTTGCTTTTGAAGCAGCTAATTTTTCTTCAGCTATTCTTTCTTGTTCTATAAGTAATTTTTTAGCCTTGCTAAAAGAGATACTTTCTTTTTGAGCTAACCTTTGTATTTGTAATCTTCTTTCTTTTTGTTTTTGCTGTCTTTCAAATTTATTTTCTACTTGCACAAGATTTTTGACAGCTTGATTAAATTCTTTTGTACCAACTGCTGCTTCATCTAAAGCATCTCTAGCTTCTAATACAGATTTTGATAGATTTTTAAAGTTTTTAACAACTGGAGTACCAGCTGTACCCGCTTGAGCTTTTTTATTTATTTCATTAATTGTATTTTTAAGTTTTTCTGTCCTTTTGTTAACAAAATCTAATTCTTTTGCACCCGCAACAGCTAATTTTATTGAAACACTATAATCGGCCACTTAGAATCTAAAACATTTCTTTTATATTACCTTGTTCTACCTCTTAAAGCACTATTTCTTTGTGACTGCTCTTGTTGTTTTTTTAATTGTTCATGTTCAATTTCAGCATAAGCAGCCCAACCTGTCATCTCTTCAACAGTTAAAGTCTCTGATAATTCAGCTACAGTTTTACCTAATTCCTTTGCTAAAGAATAGATAAACATCCAACTATTATCAGCTTTTTAATTCGGCTTTAGCCTCTTCCACCCCCTTAGTTTGACCAGCTTCTATCATCGCCAATTGTATTTCCTGCAAGATATTAGCTTCAACTTCTCTTCTTAATGAAGCCTTATCACCATCTTGAAACAGT